AACTTAATCTTACTCTTTCATATAGAGGATTTGGGCAATATTCTAAGATATTAACAGTTACTTTTTCGGTACATGCTGCTCCAAATGTACATTGACCTGGATTTGCTTGTTTAAAGCCTTGAATTTCGATCTTTACAATTGGAGATCCTGTATATCCTAAAGAATCGATTAAGTTATCTGGACTTGCAAGTACATGTACTAATCCATATTTGTAATCAAGTGTACCTGTAATTAATGAATCACATGCTGCTCTTTGACCATATCCATAAGATGTGATTAAGGTTTTATCATACACGTGAGGTAATCCTGATGCATCTGTTAGGGTAAAACGGAAACCATAAATAGGTCCATTCTGAATTGTTATAGCATTTGGTGTAATGTTTAACCATGAAAGTACCATTTTATCGAATGAGTATGCATCGATTGATAGTTCATTATAGTTTAATGGGTATGCTAACCCTAAATTATGATCGTAGTTCTTATCACCATCAAAAGGATTACCACCAAAGATTCCTGAAGCAGTTGTTTGCTGCATATTCCATTGTTGCTCGTGATCTGTGATACTTGATGCCCATGAAAATACTGGAGTATTTGGTACTGATGTGTTACCTGAATTTAATTGGTATGCTGGAGCTCCTGCTTGATTGTTGATACCATTATAGATTTGAGTAACTCCATTTAATGAGTATTCTTCTCCAACTTTAAGGTATACTTTTCTGCTCATAAGGTTATTATTAGCAAATAATTGACCTGTTGTCCAGTCAATACTAGTTTCACCCTGAGTTAACTGTGCTGCTGGATTACTAGAATCTAAGTAAGCTTGAACTAGTGATGATACGTCAATCATACCATATCCAGAAGGATTGGCTCTTTGTTTTACTGTATTGATCTTTACATCATCGATATAAATGTCGAAAACGTACTTAAAGTCCGTTGCAGCTGTCTTATCGCTTAATACACTCCAAATAATTGGGTTATAAGCTGGTGAGAATACTGTAGGTTTGTAAGCTACTGTTGTTATCATTGTTTAGCGGTGTTTATTTTTGAATTCAGCAGCTTTCCTAGCGGCCATTTCTTTTTTGTTTTTGTCTTTTCGGTAAGAGAGGTAGTTGAAGACACTGACTGCGCTAATTCTTGTAACCTCTTGTAACTTGGTAAGATCATCTCCTGCGATTCCATAGAAGGTGTCTGACCAGTTTCTTGCCACTCTAATATGAACTGGGTCATTAGACTTACTAGTTCCCTCTGTTCCTTCGTTAGTTCCTCCATCATCTCCACTGTCATTGTCTGAGTCAAAGAGTCCACTATATTGTTTAGTAAGATTTTTTGAAGACTCAAAAAAAAACGAAGAGCTCCATAAACATACTTAAGTGGCATGTTCTTGAATGTCTCTGCTCTTTCCATTACTGAATCTCCATCATAAGGATCTGTAACAATCCATTCTCCTGTTATTTGAGTAGCTGGTCTATATAGAACTGCCATCATGATATGGAGTTTACTTTGTTTCTTTGGATCTTGCTTTAATACTTCCATATCTGCGAATTCACCGATTGACATCTTAGAGAACTCCATGAAGCCATACAATTTTTCATTCAATATAATATGTTTGTATAATGGATGGTCGTCTGAGTGATTAAGCGGACCTTCGATGATTGCTTGCCAAAGAGATAGGAACTGATAATTATCTAGAGTACCTAATTCTTTGATGGTTGCTCCACTAAGTAGTGATACAATCTTAAGTTTGGCTTGCATGCCTTCAGTTACTAATAGATTCTGTATCTTGTAGTATTGATCGATCGTAAGTTCTTCGATCACATATTCTTGTTTGGCTATTTTAAATTCGATCATATTTGATTTCCTCTTTTAAATCCTGATATTGTATTATTTAGGAATGTTTCCCATGTCATTTTTAGTTCTGCTTCTACGATTGCTTCGTAAACTGGTCTGTCACCACGTAACCCGAGCCAGTATTGTGGTCTTATGCCTCCATTACCTCTTCTGTAACCTACAAAGTCTCTACCAAAGAATCCAGCATCTCTTGCTGCACTGTCATTATAACTTCTGGTACCGAATGCTGTATACTTTCCATAGTCTAAGTAACTGATATCCAATTCATAGACCCCTTCGCTGTTCTTTTCCCATGAGAATTGTAGGGATCTTGCAAGTTTACCAGTCGCAAATGGATTTGTTGGTCTATTATTAGGTCTTGGTATCTGTTTACGGATCCTTTGCTCAGCATTTCTGATGATACGTGTACCTAATTGTTGAAGTACATCATCTGTTAAATCTTTGAACTGTGCCATCTTACATTACTGGATTTTCGCAGTTTGAGATTGGAGCAATAGAAACTATCTTCACTTGAGTTGTCCATCCAGATACACTGTTTTGAAAGTTCTCAACGAAGGGTGTAGATACTACAGGTAATTCCATGTTGAATCTCCATTGATCCCATGTTGTTCGGGTATACTTTGCAATAATGTCTCTTGTTATCTCTAACATTGAAGATTGAGTACGCTCTTCCAATCCTAATTGGTCTTTTGCAAGGTCCATAACAATAAGATCGAAATCATATATAGTAGTCTTACCATCAAGTGTTGCAGTTTGCGGTACTAGGTGGACATACGGGTATTTGATTTCTGGTTTTGTATCTGTAGGCATCTCAATTGTTGAAGGTGGACCTACTCTGAATGTCTTAATCGCTGGATGCGATTCGATTGTAGTTCTTAAAGATTCTATTACGTTTCTATAAGTACTTGAATAAACTTGTGACATATTATTTGGTTTATTTTATGTATCTTTATTTTAAATATAAAAAGGGAATCTCTTGAATTTGAGACTCCCTTAATTTGTAGTTTATTTGATATTTACAATACTTTATGCAGTATCTTCTTTGGGACTTATACCCATCGATGATTGTAATCTACTTCCTAATTGGGTTGCAGTTCTTACAATTTCTTCAGCCATTATATCGATAAATGGTTGAGTTTGATCCTTTCTGATTTTAAATCTAAGTTGTTCTCTTTCTCCATTTTGAAATTCAATCCAACCTTCGTAACAGTCTTCGGTACCTCTCCACTCAGATCCTTGTTGAAATTCTATCTTAATTGATTTAAGAATCCAATCGTTGTTTGGTGTTTCCATGATTAATATAAATATGTTGTTGTTGGATTTTCTCTATTATAGAGGTTTCTTATTGCTATTAAAGCTTGATTCTCATCGTCATGACATGATTGATCATACCAAATATCTTTTTCTTTTAATATTGTACGTGCAAACCAACTTTTACTAAAATATCTTTTTTGTACCCAATATTCAACATGTTTAACTGGAATACATGCCATGCCTTTAATTTCTTCCCATGCTTTAATCTTGATTCTGTAGTTTTCCATTTTAAAATATATTAATTTATTATTTTATATATTATCTTTTTCTGCCGACTCCATAACCATAATTCTTCTTGGGTTCTTGTGCATAGAATTTGTCTGGGTCTTTAAGGTCTCCATCACTATCGAATGGATTAGAACCATTACGTTTAGCAAAGGCATACTGACCGCTTTGAGACTTAGATAGTGCGTATCTTATAGCATCCATTGCGTGATTATAGTTATCAATAGGATGGTCAGTTCCTGGTTTCCAGCAGTAAAGGTTGTACTCATCGAGTAAATTAGATGAATCAGGGTGTATGTAAACTTCATGTTGCTTAATATTATTAATACCAGCTCGAATTGAATCTGGACCCTTGTAGGCCTTCTGGATATTGAATCCTAGACGTCTTAAGGTTTCTATTGATTTAGGTTCTGCTGAGTCTGCTATTATTTGATCTGTTCTAGTTATACCTAATACCTTCATCCTTTCTGCGATATCTTCGTTTGTTAATCCTGTTTCGTAGATTAATTCTTTTAAGTATAACTTATTATTATGTTTTTTGACTTCTATTAGGGTTGTTGGGTCATTGGAGAAACCGAAATCGAGTCCATAAGATGTTGAGTACTCTCCATCCATATCTGCTTCTTCAATATTCCAATTTTGAAAGATTCTTCCTACGATTCCTTCTTGCCATAATCCTAAGATATGATGGTTGTAATACTCTATATCTAAGTCTTTCATTCTTTCCCATTCTATTATCTTTTTAGGATCTATATTTTGGGCATTATCATGATATGTTGTATGGATAAATTCATGTTCTTGGTCCCATTTAGGATTTGGTTGTCCATCTATGTACCATCTTCTATGAATCCAATGTCTTTTAGTAGTTGGGTTGAATATGATTAGGATCTTTCTGTCAATACCTTTTGTACGGAAGGAGTCATTTAATTTAATGAACTCTTCTTCTGATGGTAATTCTGTTGCTTCATCTATTAATAAGTGGGTTACTTTGGCCAAACCTTTACCTTTTGCGGTCATTGTACCATCTTGTAACTTCATGGCATGCGTAATTATCATATTGCCATTTCTGACATTAGTTAATTCATCTCCTTCTATTTTAATATGATTTGATATGCCCCACGCTTCTGCTAGATCAAGAATGTCTCGATATATTGAGGACTTAATAGACTTCTGGGTATAACGAGAAACGACTCCTCTAAAGAAGTCGTCACCCATTAATAAAATAAGAAAGTATGCAGCAGCTTGTGTAGATTTTCCTGACGCTCTTCCTCCGCTTATAAGAAAATACGTTTTATCGGAATAGAATAGAGGGCTATATGATTCTAAGAACTTAAATTCCATTTAATCTTGCTTCTTTCTTTAGTCTACTTATTGTATTATTTAAACAAGCAGAACATCCATTAGGTTGTTTGTTCTCTCCTGTTATCTTATTATAAAGATTGTATATCTTTATCTGTTCTAAATTTGTAAATCTTTGCTTAGTCGATATTAGTATTTTTATATCTACTAATTCGTGTAATGTTTCTTGATCCATCTTAGTAATTTATTATTTTCTCTATCAATAATACGAGTGCACCTGGTACAAACATAAAAGGAATCCAATAAAAACTAAATCCCATGCTTAATAGTGTAACCAGCATTATCCACTGTGATAAACAGAAACTACAATTAAGAGGTTTTCTTTCTAGGTTTACGTTTAGGAGTATTGATAGGAGCTTCAATATCTTGTGATACACTTGGTTGTGTTGGAGACTCACTGATAACAGGGCTATCAACAGACTCATTAGTAATAGGTTCATCATCTTTAATTTCTTCTTTTAGTTCTGTAAATTCGATATAATCTTCTGGACAAGTGCAATCTTCTTTCTTGTCTTTACATTCTAAGCAGTTTGGTTGTACTTCTTCGAATTCTGTATATTCGATTGGTTGAAATTCTCCATTTAGGGTTACTACTCTTTCAGTTGAAGAGAATCCCATTCTATTTCTCCAGAATTCTACGTTTCTTTCAAATCTCTCTTGTTGAGATTGATAAACTGTTGCGTGTGATTCGAACTTCCATTGTATTGGACTGTTCTTTACTGTGTTTGTTGATGGTACGAAATGAAACGCCATAATTTTATAATTTATTTTTTGGTTAATTTATATATGCTTTTTTATATGCTTTTTTACTCTATTAATCGTAAGACCAATTGAGGTTCTTGGGATTCCTGTAACTTTAGCTAATCCAGTATAATTATATCCACCTTCTACATATAACTTCCACAATTCTTTATCATACCATGGTAAG